ACCTGAAGGCTATCAGTACAGTAGTGGTTGCTGCTGAGGAAGCTATGAAATGGTTACAGGAGGTTGCTAAGGTTGTCTCCAGTAACGGGTTACCTGTAGTGTGGCATACACCTATCGGGTTACCAGTGAGACAGTTCTATACTAATCAGTTAGCTGAGTTTGTTAAGGTGTATGTAGCTGGTAAACCTAGGGAAGTACAGTTTAACAAGTATGGTTCAACTCTTAATGCTCGTAAGCAAACTGCTGGTATCTCACCTAACTTTGTACATGGCTGTGATGCTTCACACATGATGCGTACCATCTCAATGTGTAAGGATGCTGGTATCAATGACTTCAGTATGATTCATGACAGCTACGGTGTTCATTGCTGCGATACTGAACAGCTAGGTAACATCTTAAGACAGGCTTTCGTGGCTCAGTATTCTGTAGATGTCCTAGGTAACTTCAGGGATGAAATAGTTTCACAGCTAGTCAACTCAGGTGCTGGTGAATTAGTTAAGAAGCTACCTGAACTCCCAGCTTATGGTTCACTGGGCTTGTCTGTAGTTTTGGACAGTGAGTATTTCTTTGCCTAAAAGGTTCCCTAAAGGAGACAGATAGTATGAAAACAGTAGGGTTACACAGTCGGATAAATGTATATACAGGACGAAGGATTTATCTCAGACAGCTTGAGGATGGGAGTAAGGAACATATAAGTAAGTCAACATTCAATAGACTTAAGAAACAACTACTATCTAATATAAATCAATGACTTATAATCCTAACGGTGGGTCATAGCAATACAATCTCCTAAGATTAAATCTCTCAGACCTCCTTGGTTAAAACCTCGGGGGTCTTTTTCTATATGTGAAAGGAACTCATCAAGACACATGAATCCGATTGACCAAATCAATTCCACTACAGTTACTGAAGGTCAACTAATAGCTTTCAAAGTATTGGAAGGGTTACAGCAGGAACAGCCTGGCAAGGTTTTAGTAGGTATAGCCATGATGTTCTTAATGTACTGCGAGAGATTCAAGATTAAACCAACCCGAGTAATAGATGTAGCTGGTCACGTTTTATACGACTCCCTCAGTGTAGGGAAAGGCGAGCATACCCGAGCTATTAAAACCTATATGAACATGGAACTTAAATGACCATTGAACAAGATGATGGAGAAGAAGACACCGTAGGTACTGGCATGACCTACGAACAAGAACGCTTACTTAGTGAAGCTAAGGACAACTGGAGCCGAGGCTTCCGTATCCCTACAACTCTGTACGCACAACTCGCTAGGACAGGTTTAGATGTTATAGCACTAGAAGAAATTTACTTTAAGGACAACTCCTAATCATGGCTGAAGCTAAGAAACCAAAAGCAGTACGTTACACAACCCCTAAGGGAACCTTTGCGTACCCTTACCTAACCAAGCCTGACTTCGGTAACAAGTCATTCCCTGACCCGGCTGGTACATTCAAAGTTAACTTACGTTTAACTGAGGATGAAGCAGCTCCGTTACTAGCAGCACTTCAACCAATCTTTGACCAAGCTGTACAAGATGGTGAACAAGAGTTTGCTAAGTTGAAAGTAGATGTTCGTAAGAAACTGAAGGAACTGACAGTCACCCCTCTGTTCGTTGAGGAGTATGACGAAGTTACTGAAGAACCTACAGGTAACATTACATTCAAGTTCGCTACTAAAGCTAGTGGTAAGAACGCTAAGGGAGAGGGGTGGACTCGTACCATTCCATTGTTTGATGCTACTGGTAAATCTATCAAGCCTGCTATGGTTGGTGGAGGTACTCTAGGTAAGGTTAGCTTTGAGTGTTCCCCTTACTTCATCCCGGGTACTGGTGTAGCTGGTGTGAAACTGTACTTGGTCGCTGCTCAAATCTTAGAGTTATCTGAGGCTGGCTCAGGTGGTTCATCTTCTAGCTATGGCTTCGGTGCTGAAGAAGGTTATGAAGCACCTGAAGAACCAGCTAATGACTTCACCTCTGACTCTAGTGCTGATGATGGTAGCAACGACAAGTTCTAAGAAAGCTAATCCCTTAACGGTAAGGCAACGTGCTATCGCTGAGGGATACAGGAGTGGACTTGAGGAGAAGGTAGGTAAACAGTTAGAGTTCCTAGGAATTAAAGCTGAGTATGAAACCTTCAAGATTAAGTTCACTGAACCTGAGAAGCAACGAAGTTATACACCCGATTGGAAGTTACCTAATGGAATCATCATTGAAACCAAAGGTAGATTCATAACTGCTGATAGACAAAAACACCTATTGGTAAAACAACAACACCCCCACTTAGATATTCGATTTGTGTTCAGTAACTCTAAGACCAAACTTAGTAAGACCTCTCCGACAACTTACGGACAATGGTGTGATAAGCATGGCTTTAAGTACAGTAGCAAAGAGATACCTATAGAGTGGACTAAGGAAACTAACAAATGAGAAAAGAAGATTTAATAATTGGTAAAACCTACGAGGTTAAAGGTGAAAAAGGCACTTACCATAGGTTTTATGTAGGGGATAAAGTTGAATACATCTAGTCCTATCAAGTACCTAGTAGTCCACTGTTCCGCGAGTAAACCTAAGACCCCTGTAGATGTCGCTACGATTACACGCTGGCACTTAGACAGGGGCTTCCTCAAGATTGGATACCACTACGTTATCTTACGTGATGGTACGGTTCAGAAGGGTCGTAAGGACTCTGAGGTGGGTGCTCATGTTGCTGGTCGTAACACTGGTTCACTAGGTATCTGTATGGTTGGTGGACTTAACGATACTACAGGTAAAGCTGAGAATAACTTTACGGTAGAACAGTTTGATTCTCTCGCTACGTTATTAACTCAGTTAACTGGAGTCCATCCTAAGGCTGAAGTATTGGGTCATAGAGATTTATCTCCTGATACTAATGGTAACGGTAAGGTAGACAAACATGAATGGGTAAAAGTCTGCCCATGTTTTGACACTCGTGAGTGGTGGGAAACTATACAAACGAAAGGTAACAACACATGATTAACAAACTAATAGGTTACTTTAAGTCGCCTTCAGTCTCCTCAGTCCTCGCTACATATCAAAAGACTCTCACTGACTTACGTGCTGTAGCTGACTACCATGTAGATAACCAACTGGCTATTGAAACCAAGCAGGATAAACTGTTAGCTGAAGTGGAAGCACTCCAAGTTAAAGCTGATATTTCCTTTGCTGAAGCTGCTCTAGCTCATGACACAGTAGTTAAGTTCAATAAGTTTTTAAACAGTTAGTTACTACGAGGTAACCTTAAGTCAATCTTAGGGTTCCCTTTCTTTTACTTCCTTATTAGGAGAAATGATAAATGAATATCGACATTAAACATAGATTCACCACTGCGGTTATCTGCTCTGTAGTTGCAGACACCTTAAAAGAAGCGGTAGTTAAATCTGTAGCTTCTGGTGCGGACTTATACGGTGCGGACTTATCCGGTGCGGACTTATCCCGTGCGGACTTATCCCGTGCGGACTTATCCGGTGCGGACTTATCCGGTGCGGACTTATCCCGTGCGGACTTATCCGGTGCGGACTTATCCGGTGCGAACTTATACGGCGCGAACTTATACGGTGCGAACTTATCCCGTGCGGACTTATCCGGCGCGAACTTATACGGTGAAATTCTCGCTATTTCCCCTCTGTTTATCACAGGGCCTCACTGGAGAGTAACAGTTACAGAAAGCTTCCTAAGAATAGGATGTCAGCATCATTCGCATGAGGCATGGAAAGCTTTTACTGATACAGAAATTCAATGTATGGCTTCAGGAACTAGTAAGTTTTGGAAGGTTAATAAAGTGTGGCTACTTGAGGCTTGCAAAGCACATAAAGAAGAATCTTTAACAGTACGCAAAGAAAAGGAAGCTAAGTAATGTCACCACAATTACAAACAGTATTAAATCATCTACAGAACTTCGGTAGTCTATCAACTGTTGAAGCTGGCACTGTGTATAAGATTCGTTCGCTACCTACACGTATCACTGAGCTTAAGAAGCTTGGTCATAACATTACTGTAGAGATTAAGAAGGATGCTACAGGTCAACGCTATGCTCGTTACACCTTGGAGGAATCTATCGGTGTAGGCTCAGTGGTTATTGTAGTTAAAGCTATTTTACCTATAGATTATTCCTTAGGTGATATTGGTGTAGTAACTGAAGTTGTAAAAGATGCTCCTAAGGGTTTTAGGGTTCAGTTCAAACATGAGGGAGCTGAAGATGAACCAGTGTTTATGCTCACAGAGGAAGTCAAACTAGCTAAGACTCAGGAACCTGTGGATGCACCTATCCTAGCCTTCAATGTGACTCAGGGTCTTACTCTTAATCAACGTATTCAAAACTTCATCAAAGGATTCAAAGTTCATGCAGTTTAATCATTTAGAAACTTCAATGCAGAAAGCCTTTCGTGAGATTGGTTTAGTTACTTCAAGGAAACCTAAGTTGACTCCGGTTACTAATGTTTCTGTCAGTTACAAGACAGCTCAGGCTCTTAAGAAACAAGGTGTCCTAGTCTAAAGAATCCTTGCAAGGTAGCTAGATGTAAACCCTCGGGGTCACTTTGATTCACGAGCATAAGGAAAGTATCTAGCCTGTAGTACACGAAGTAGTAACAGAACAGAGTTATTGAAGTGTGTTATGGAGTAGGTATTAACATAATAGAAAGGTTCCCATGAGTGAACTAGAAGATTCCTTTGAAAGGCATGAGCCTTGTCCTAAGTGTGGAGGGAGGGATTCCCTAGCAAGATACCGGAGTGGTTCAGCTTCATGCTTCGCTATCGGTTGTAAACATTGGGAACCTTCCTCTGACTTACCCCTATCAACTACATCAACTAGAAAGAAACCTGTAATGTCAAAAGATTTAATACTGGATGGTGTAGCTGAAGCAATCCCTAGTCGTGGACTATCTGAAGAAACCTGTAGTAAATGGGGATACAAGATAGGTAAGGACAAGCGTGGTACTTGGGTACACATAGCGAGTTACATCAAGGAAGGACAGATAGTCGCTCAGAAGATTCGCTATAAGGATAAGTCCTTTAGTGTTCTCGGTGATGGTAAGAACATGGGGCTCTATGGGATGCACCTATGGCGAGACGGTGGTAAACGTGTAGTGATTACTGAAGGTGAGATAGATGCACTCTCAGTATCTCAGGTACAGAATAACAAGTGGGCTGTAGTCTCAGTTCCTAACGGTGCTCAGGGTGCTAAGAAATCTTTAGCTGCTAACCTTGAATGGCTAGAACAGTTTGAAGAAGTAGTCCTCATGTTTGACAATGATGAACCGGGTAACCTAGCAGTAGCTGAGTGTGTCTCCCTGTTCACCCCGGGTAAATGTAAGATAGCTAGGCTCCCCCTTAAGGATGCTAACGCTATGCTCGTAGCTGACCGAGGAGCTGAGTTAATCAATGCTATATGGGATGCTAAGGTATACAGACCTGAGGCTGTCCTGAGTGTTGAAGATGCCTACGAGGAAGCTATCAAGGTTCCTACTATGGGTATCCCTTGGTGTTGGGATAGTCTCACTCAGTTAACTTATGGTATCCAACGTAAGACTAGCTACTACCTAGGTGCTGGTGTTGGTATCGGTAAGACTAATTGGGCTAAGGAACTACAGTCATGGCTAGTCAACGTACAGGGGCTACCTGTAGGTGTGTTCATGTTAGAGGAAGCTGTAGGTAAGACACTGAAGGGTATCGCTGGTAAGTTCGTAGGTAAGGCTTTCCACAGACCTGACAAGCAGTTCACTCAGGATGAAATCAAGGAAGCTATTGATGCTCTAGGTGATAAGGTATTCCTATACAACCACCCACACTCAGGTTCCGATTGGGATTCCATCAAGGCAGCTATCAGGTACATGGTGGTATCGCTAGGTATCAAAGATATATTCTTAGATAACCTCACAGTGATGGTCGCTCACCTACCTAGTAGTGAAGCTAATGATGAAGTCAATCGTATCGCTAAGGAAATCTCTCAGTTACTACAGGAACTAGACTTCACACTGTATGGGTTCTCTCACTTGAATCCCCCGGTGACAGGTGCTCCGCATGAACGTGGAGGTAAGGTTCTCGTAAGTCAATTCACAGGTAGCCGAGGACTCATGAGGTTCGGTAACTATATGTTAGGACTAGAAAGAAACAATGACCCTGACCTACCTAAGGAAGAACGTAACCTAGGAAGCATAGTGTTACTGAAGGATAGAGACTATGGCAACGTGGGTAGATTCTCCATATTCTACAATGATGAAACTGACCAGTTCCTAGAGCCTAATCCGTTCTCAGATTCAACTGGTAGTAAACCCAAAGATAACTTTTAGTAACCTAAAGGTTCCCTCATAACAACTTTCTCTAAGGGAGATAGTATGAAAGTATGTCATAACTGTAATGTAGCTCCTGGTCATTGTGGTGAAAGTATAGAACGTTTAGAGCAGTTAATTAACTATCTTAAGGAACAAGGATGAACGCTTACTGTGATATTGAGACAGATGGTTACTTAGAAAACTGCACTAGGATTCATTGTCTAGTTATTAAATATAAAGAAACTGTGTATAAATACAGAGAAGCCAATATGGTAGAAGGCTGTAAACATCTTCAAAAACTAACTGAAGGCGGAGTAAGTTTAGTATTCCATAATGGACTGAAGTTTGACGTACCTGTACTTAAAAAGATTTATCCTTGGCTGCAAGTGGATGAAGCTAGGATAGTAGATACACTTGTAATGTCTAGGGTTATGTTCCCTAACTTATTTGATACTGACCCTGCACTAATCCGAGCTGGTAAGTTACAACCTAACATGATTGGTAGGCACTCCCTAGAAGCTTGGGGACAACGTGTAGGTGTCCATAAGAAAGGCTACGAAGGTGGCTTTGAGATATGGGCTCCCGAGATGGAGGACTACTGTGTAGATGATGTACTGGCACTGGAGGCAATCCATAAATTCTTCCTCACTAAGAACTACTCACCACAATGCTTAGAGCTAGAACATAAGGTAGCAACTATCATAGCTAGACAGGAACGTAGGGGTTTCTCTATAGACCTTAAGGCAGCTTCAGAGTTATACGCTATGTTGTCTAAGGAGCGTATGACAGTGGAGAAGGACTTGAGAGTTACCTTCCCACCGTTCTATCTTAAAGAGGGTAGAGAACCCTTCGTACCTAAGATTGACTCTAAGAAACTAGGGTACTGTAAGGAAGCTCCAGTAACTAAAGTCAAACTCACAGAGTTCAACCCCGGTAGCCGTGACCATATCTCTATCAGGCTCAGGTCTATGCGAGGATGGAAACCTACAGAGTTCACTAATGATGGTAAAGCTAAGATTGATGATTCTGTCCTCGGGCAGTTACCTTACCCTGAAGCCAAGCTCCTAGCTAGATACATGATGTTGAATAAACGTATTGGTCAAGTAGCTGAAGGTGACCAAGCGTGGCTCAAGGTTCAACGTGATGGAGTTATCTACGGTAGTGTTATTACCAATGGTGCTGTAACAGGAAGGATGACCCATGCACACCCTAACCTCGCTCAAGTCCCTGCTGTGTATTCCCCTTATGGTAGTGAGTGCCGGGCATTGTTCAAACCTCGTAAAGGTATGGTATTGGTTGGTGCTGATGCTTCTGCCCTTGAGCTTAGGTGTCTCGCTGGTTACATGGCTTCTTATGATGCTGGTGCATACATCAAGGTAGTAGTAGATGGTAAGAAGGAAGATGGTACTGAGATACATACAGTCAATCGTAAGGCACTAGGGATTGACTCTCGTGATGTAGCAAAAACTTGGTTCTACGGCTTCATCTACGGAGCTGGTAACGAGAAGCTAGGAACTATCCTGGGTGCTCCTAAAGGTGCTCAGGCTGTACGGATGGGTAAGAGTTCTAGGGATAAATTCTTCAAGGGATTACCAGCCCTAGGAACCCTTGTTGACCGAGTGCAGAACAGGGTTAAGACTGTAGGATTCCTCAAGGGTCTTGATGGTCGTATCCTCCATGTACGTAGCTCACACTCAGCACTGAATACCTTACTACAATCAGCAGGAGCTATCTTAATGAAGCAAGCCTTAGTTTACCTAGATAGTAACCTCAAGGAAACTTTAGTACCCGGAGTTGACTATGAGTTTCTAGCCAATATCCATGATGAGTGGCAGATTGAGTGCTTACCCCAACACGCTGAACACATAGGTAAAACTTGTGTGAAAGCTCTACAACTAGCAGGTGAACACTTTGAGTTTGCCTGTTCGATTACTGGCGAGTATGTAATTGGTAACACTTGGAAAGAGACTCACTAATAAGGAAAAGATATGAATGTATTTAGTATGTTTGATGGTATCTCATGTGGTCAATTAGCACTACAGCGATTAGGAATTAAAGTAGATAATTACTATGCCTGTGAGATTAAGAAAGAAGCAATACAAGTTACCCAGGATAACTTCCCTAACACTATTCAATTAGGAGATGTGACTAAGGTTGATTTAACTCAACTACCTAAGATTGACTTAGTTATCTTTGGCTCCCCTTGTCAAGACTTATCTCAAGCTAACAGTGTAAGGTTAGGATTAGAGGGTGTTAAATCTAACTTGTTCTATACGGCTCTTAAGATTCTTCAGGAATTAAAACCTAAATACTTCTTCATGGAAAATGTAATGATGACTGAAGATAACTATAGAATCATCTCAGATTTGTTAGGTGTAGAAGGGGTGAAGATAAATAGTAAGCTAGTCTCAGGGGCACTACGTCCACGTTACTACTGGACTAATATCCCTAATGTTACCCAACCTCCTGATGCAGGAATCACACTCCAAAGTGTTCTTACCACAGGTTATACAGACAGGCTAAAAGCTAGAGCCTTGTTGGTGTCTGATAGTAGACCTTTAGTTACTCAAGAGAAGATGTGGCATAGATATAAGAATATAGGTTTTACTACTGTAGTATTTGAAAGTCCTGATTTAGATTGGACTAAAGGTATACGTTACCTAAATCAATTAGAGCTAGAAAGATTACAGACTGTTCCTGAAGGATACACTAAATTACTAACTAGGAATAAAGCTGCTAACGTGTTAGGAGATTGTTGGACAGTAGATGTAGTAGCCCATATCTTTAAACAGATAGTTCCCTCGTATCAACTTTCACCTAAACAATTATGAAACAGGTAACAGTCCTAGAACGTGCTTGGAAATCAGGCATAACTCTCCAATCAGACTTCTACCGGAAGAACTCCTTAGCAGTAGCCCTCTGTGCTTCCTTAGGTCATATCTCTACGATTGACCATGAGGGAGACTACGGTAACGTATGGCGTATCACCCCGGTAGGACTTCAACAATTACATTCAGAAACAGAGGACTCAAAGTATGACACTCAATAATCCACAGGATACACCTTGGCTTCCCAAGCTCCCCACCGGACTACTTATTTTGGCTTTGTGTTTGATGACAGCTTTCACATTCAACCGATGTACTTCAACCCCACAGAGTCAGACTTCTAGTCCACCCAAGTTAGCACTTGAGACACCTCAAGTAACCCATGAAACTAAACAGGAGGTTCCCCTTGCCACTCCGCAGAAAACTATCAAGGTTTATAAAGATTCAATCAAGAGTAGCCTCTCGTTACCAAAGGCAGCAGTACATAACGCTAACATCAAACTCACGGATTCAAGCGTTATTAAGAGGTCGGAACGTGACACACAGGTTAATCAGGTCTTGGACATTAGTACAGGGGAAACTCAAACGTATGTTACGGAGTTGTCCTCACCTTGGTTCGCGTTTGAGTCCAAGGGGGCAGCGAGTGTGGACTACGGTTTCAAGAGAGGCTCAACACAGGCGGTAGGGAGGTTGAATGTAAGACAGAACCTAGTGCAAGTTAAAGATGTTCACTTGGGTGTCTCAGGCTCTGTCTACACTGATGGCGACTATTTCATAGGCTTAGGTGGGGAGTATCGTTGGTAATGGCTTACACAATCAGGGACCGTAATGGCAATCTCTACGAGGATAGACCCAATGGTAAGTCTACAGTCTACATGAGTCTAAAGTGTGTCTCTAAGGCACTCGTAAGGTTACCAGTGGGTTACTTTATCCGTGATGAAACCACTAAGAAACGAGTGATACCTAATGAGTAAGCAAGAGGTAACACTCCTTCTGGATTCGGACATAGTTGCGTTTAAATATGCTTCAACTAATCAGACTAAGTTTAATTGGGGTGATGATGTTGTAAGTGAGTATGTCAATGAGGACTTTGAGGCAATCTGTAGAGATGTAGACGCTTGTCTCAAAGGTTACCTTGAGGTTACTAAAGCAGACAAACTTATCGTGTGTCTCTCAGACTCCGAGGCTAACTGGAGGAACTCAGTGTTACCTAGCTACAAGGGTAACCGGGACCCTAACGCTAAACCTAAGTTACTTAAGCGTATCAAGGATTACATGGCTAGTCATTACCCTAGTTACCTTAAGGCAACACTTGAGGCTGATGACATTATGGGTATCTTATCAACCCATCCAAAACTACTAGCTGGTAAGAAGATTATCTGTTCAGAGGACAAGGACTTACGTACGATTCCCGGGTGGCTCTACAACCCTCGTAAAGACTCTAAGCCACGTTTAGTTTCTACGCTTGAGGCTAACCTATATCACATGAGACAGACCCTCACAGGTGACCCTACAGACTTCTACAAAGGCTGTCCGGGAGCTGGTGATAAAGCCTTTGATAAGTTACTCATTGATTGGGTAGAAGGTGATTGGGTAGACCTATGGAAACGTGTGGTTTCAGTCTATGAAGCTAAAGGCCTCTCAGAGTATGACGCTCTGATTCAAGCACGAGTAGCTCGTATATGCAGACACACAGAATATAACTTTAATAAAGGAGAGGTAGACCTATGGATACCACCAAAGTAAAACCAGTAGTACGTTTTAATAAGCCTGACTTTGTACGTGTAGGGTACTCAGCTTATGTTAATGCTATTGACCACCCTAATCCTGAGCTAATCCCGGGCAAGCTGAAAAGAACTAGCAAGGTATTGTCTATAGATTCTCTAGGTAACTTTGAGACTGAGAATACTAAGTATGAGTGGGAGGTAATCAGTGAGTGAGGAAATCCGTAGTTGCGGAACGTGTATCCATCAAGATACAGGAGGAGGTCTATCCTCTGTAAAGACACTGTGTTGGGATTGTACCTCCTTCAAGTCTCTAGTTCATTGGGAACCTAAGGTAACAGCTAGACGCATTACAGTTACTCCTAGACCTAAGGAACTTAAGTTATCTCTAGCAGAGTATGTCAACACATTGACTGCTGACATACCTAAGGCACCCCTAGTAGACACTAAGTCACCAGCAGTATCTGATGGTTCAACTGCTAGTTACTATGTGTTACCTGATGGTTCCTTAGAGTTACAAGACTTGATTAGTGATAAGAATATGAACGCTCAGATTGGAGAGATATTCCGAGAGTGTTATCGCTATGGTCAAGCCTCACACTGTAATGAACTTAGGGGCATCAATAAGATTCTTTTCTATGCTAATGCTGAGAAGGATAGGCTGGAGAAACTTAATGACTAAGGGTGCACGTAATGACCACACAGGAGCTGCTCTCCGAGTCTCAGGTTATTCACAGGCTGGAGGAGATAGTTACGACAACATCTTCCGTAAGCCAAAACTTGAGTTACCCGGAGAGGACACTAAGGGAACCCCTCAGATTGTCCTGGGCTACCCTCCAGTTACCACCAATCAATCTATGGAGTCTACCGGAGAATGGGATGAAACCCGGATAGATACCATAGGTAGTAACGGTAATGAAGGCCTCCACTACTTACACTAAATTAAGTATCCATTCTTATTAGAATCAACAGCTTACAATTTGAACGGTGGGTCATAGGAGAACAAGGGTGGAACTATATAGATTAAATACTTAAAGATTACACTTATAGTTACCCCCTTGTTTACCTATAGTCTCCCTATAGGAACTTACCAATATGCAGAAGTTACCAATTCTTAGCTATGACCTAGTTAAAGAACTAAACGAAATGTATCCCCCTATCACTCCAAGTGATTCCATCTCTGACCGTGAGCTATGGGGAAAAATCTATCAGCGAAGGCTAATAGACCATCTTCTCTTTATAGCCAAGGTTCCACCAGTAGACCCCTTAGATTAAATCAGAAGGATTACAACCTATGTGTATGGGCAATGACGTACCTGCAGCTCCACCACCTTTACCACCACCTGAACCAACTCCAGTATTCCTTGCTGGTTCCCCTGATGACCCTGATGCTATGACAGCAGAAGGAGCTAAGAAAAAAGGTAAAGATGCTTTAACAACTCAAAAGGTTGATAGTGGCCTCGGTATTCCAACAGGAGCCTAGTCTAAATGGCTGGTTCAGCAACAACAATAGCTGGGGAATACTCCCGGCTAGAATCTGATAGAAATGCGTACCTTAACCGGGCTAGAGAGTGTGCTGTACTGACTATCCCTATGCTCGTTCCCCCTGTAGTTAAGGGGGGTTCAGTTAAGTACAAGACCCCTTATCAAGGTGTAGGTGCTAGAGGTTTAAATAACCTTTCATCTAAATTACTCTTAGCACTATTCCCTCCTTCACAACCTTTCTTTCGCTTATCAGTAGATGACGAAGTATTAGATGCCTTAGGTAAATCTAAGGGTGACGCTGAGGATGCGCTGAGTATCATTGAGAAACGTATCGTAAGTGAGGTTAACTCCTCCAGTATCCGAGTACAACTCTTTGAAGGTATCAAACAATTAGTAGTGGCAGGTAATGTATTACTGTAT